GCTCGTAGGCTGTACTTGTTCCTGTAAGGTTGTCAGTCAGTATTTTGGCATTATCTGCTTGTGCGACCAGTGTAGATGCCGCAATAGCCGCTTCACGTCCAAACATTTCCGTTGTTTCGGTAATGTCCATATTTTTAGCGGCAAGATTTTCCAGCGCGGTAGACAGACCAACAACACTTGGTCGCAATCCCTGCTCGGTAGATTCTTCTAGCTTGAGTAAAACATTACGCAATCCAGTACCCGCTTCGGAGCCTTTTATGCCGCCAGCCGCAAGTAGCTGTAATGCCGCATTGGTTTCTTCAAAGGATAAACCTGCCGCATTTGCCGCGGCTCCAACATTTTTCAATCCTTCTGAAACTTCTGCAATGCTAGATGCGCCAAACTTTGAACCAGCCGCCAGCACATTGATAAATCTGTTCGCTTGGTCAGCACCAGCACCAAATTGGTTTAGCGATGTTCCCAAAACATTTGCGGCTTCGGGCAAGTCTATTGTTGCCGCCTCTGCCAGCGCAACTGCGCTTCTTGTAACAGCATTCAGGGCTTCACCCGATTCAAGCAGGTCTGGCTTTGCTGATGCTATTAATTTGAATGCGGTAGCGGCTTGCGAAGCGGACAGGGTTGTTGTTGAACCTATATCCAGTGCTTGCTGTTTGAGATATTCCAAATCATCACCAGTTGCTCCGGTAATGGCAGAAAGGTTTGATATTGCAGTGCTAAATTCTTTTGCGCTGGTAACAGCGGCTTTCAATACGGTGCCAGAAGCCAGTGCAACAACACCGCCAACAAGTAACTTAACTTTGCCAGCGGCATTTGATGCAGACTTGCCTATCGGGTCTATACCCTCTTTTGCGGCTTGACTACCCTTTCTGGAAAGATTGGCTAATTCGTCATTTGCCGCCTTAACATCACTGGTATCAACCTCAATCTTTATTCTGGCTAAATCCATACTTTTCTTTGACCTGTACGTTGCGTAACGCTGATTTTACTTCATCTGCAAATGCTTGCTTATCTTCTTCAGATTGGTAAGGGGCTTCGACATTCTGGTCGTTATATCTTACCACTGCACTTGCATAATTAGCAGACATTCGTCGTAGCGTGTCTGATTCCCAGTTAGACAATGGTATATGCGTACATCGCATAAATGCCTCAAGTTCCTGCCATGATAGCGCAGAAACTCCGTTCCCATTGTTGGTAGCTAATCCCGTCTGCAAGAATATTCCTACCATGTAGCCAAACGGCTCCACGTCTGGGAGCCGCCTTGCTACTCTGTCTGGTTCCAGATGGTCAATTCTGGTTCTAGCTTGGTCTTTTGCTGGAGTGTGTAGCCAACCCAGTTGGCGTGCATACAGTTCGAGTACTTCCGTTATCCCAAAAAATAACTTGCTCGGTCTGCGGCCGCCTCAATAAGTTGTTCGGCAATCCAGTTGCGTTCTTCGTACAGCTTGAGCGCATTTTCTTTTGAGCATTTCAAGGGTTCACCTTCATACTCAACATTCTTAGACCATTTAACAGTGCATTCGGCTAGTATTTCATAAAGGGCATTTTCTAATGCGCTGGCAGGAATTTTCCTGTCTTTATATCTTGCCGCGTTCTTGGCATTTACCCGTTTTGCGGTTGCCTGCCAAGTCTCACTGTCCTTACCTAACACTGTGATAACTAAGCTATTGCCTTCATCATCTGCTAGATAATCACCCGTTGCCGGATGTACTAATCTTACTTCTATTCCCTGCTCCGCAAGTTGTTGAAGGTCGATAGTTGCTAAATCCATAATTCACCCCGTGAATATAGTTATAAAAATATTAAGCTACGTTGTATAACGGTCTGGTCAATTCAACATTAACTGAGCTTGATTTGATGCTATCTACACCGCCAGTAACAACTTGGAAGTCCATTACTAGTCCGGTGAAATAATCAATAGAGCCATCAGGATAAGTGATTGCGAAAGACGCATCATTATCGCTGGTAGACTGCGTTTTGCAAGCCGCCTGACCAGTATCGTCTTCGTCAGCCGCGAAAGAAATAGTCATTGCGCCATCATTGATGGAGCCTTTCTTTTTCACAACCCTGCGCTCGCCCAGTGGGTTATGCGTAACAAGGTTGTATACGGTTCCGATTGACGGCAGTTCAGATACTTCGCCAATAGTCAAAAAAGTTAGTGATGGATAACCAGTGGTTGCATCATCATCGAAAGTAGTTGGCAAAGTTGCGCTTATGCCAATACTTGTTCCTGCGCTTGTGCGTATAGCCATTTTTAATTACCTCTATAGGTTTTCAGCTTTTAAGTTGTGTTCAAGGTTGGGCTTGAATCTTTGTACTGCGCTTCTCACCCATCCAGCTTTTTGTTTCTTAGTGAATCCCGGCACAAACTCCAGCACACCAATGTACGGGAGGTTGTTCGTCAAATAGTATTTATTGCCTAATGCAACCGATATTGCATTGTTAGCTTCTGAGATTGTAGCACCCCCAGATTTATCAGTCTCGCTTAATTCTGCGGTCTTTGGCTTTGCAACACTGGCTTGCCAGTTAGCTTTTGCCCTTCCGGTATCAACTGGCGTACCAGTTATTATTTCAGTGGTCATGGTTAATAAAGCCGCACGCAATGCTCTGTCAGCGCGTAGCTCAATATCTTTCTGGATTTTATCCATGTCAGACTTAAAACTCATGCCAATGCTCGCCAAGTAATCGTTACGGGTACGTTGTACGTATTATCTACAGAAAGCCCCTGCGAAACAGCGGTAGAGACTATTTTCACTGTAATGGAGTTATGCGTATATTCTGCACCACGCGGGAAATGCTCTGCAACAAGCCTTGCCTGTTCCTGCGCATTAAACCTACGCGCACCGCGTGCATCCCTTACCAACACCTGATAAATGCCTTCGTAGTCGTCTGTACTGCTATTTTCCAGCCCTACCTGATTCTTTATGTTCGGGATGAATGTTTCTTCCAGATACAAAGTATTTGCGACAGGAGTATATGGCGCATTTTCCCACGCAATAGGCGGAACGTCAGCAACCTGTATCTGCTTTAATCGCACCGATAGCGCGGTATTAATATCTTTTTCTGCTACGCTCATTTTCTCAACTGACAGATGTAAATAACATTTGTTCCGGCTGGGCTTATTTCTTCAACGTCCATAACGCGCCAGTTTCCAGAGTTTACATATACATTCCAACCCTGCTCTGGCTTTGTTGCAACATTGTCGCAAATCAATCGCATATCAGAAGCCTGTATTGCTTCGCCATCAATTTCCATGTTCTTGTATTTGGTTGCCGCACCATATCCGGTTACGTTTACGCTAGTGCCAGCGTCAGAAATAACTCCGGTAGCTGGGTCTATGTCTTCGCCAGATGTATAGGAAAAGGTTATGGCCTGCCCGTTAGCTTTGAGCAGGTTAAATGCGGTCTTTTGTAAACTTGCGTAATTGACAGCCATTTTATGCGCGTATTGTTGCGAAGTTTGAGCCGAATGTTGATGAGGTAACCAGCTTGCGCATAATGTTACCTATGGAGCGCAGTATAGGTGTCGCTGATGCGTTATCCATATATTCAACTTCCAGTACGTCAACCTTTTCCCGCTTCGCTACTCGGTCAACGGTAGATAGTGGGCTGTAATCCTGCATAAAAGATACGGCAATAGTTATCTGCGCGTCTTTGACTAGCTTCGGTATTTGGTCAGATGGCTCAAGATAGCTATCTATCCATAGGTCGGAGCGCGGAAATTGCAGGGCTTGGGTTTCTACATTCTTGATGCCCTTAAACGGCTGTTGCTCAAAGTAATCCATAGCCTGAATAAGCAATTGAGTTTCATCGCCATAAGTATTCACTATGGTTATGTTCCTGTCGGAGCAAAACTGCGTAAACTCAACCACAGTAACATAGCTGTTAGCACCAGCAACATTACTTCCATCTTCCACGATAATTGTAGCCATTTATACTACTTTCCAACTAGATTGTTTGTAGCGTTCAACTTGGTCGGCAGGAACCTCTATAGGTTCAGCCCTGTCATAACGAGCCATTTTTACCGTTGCAACCTTTTTAACGGCTTCAGCGGCAAAGTCTGCAATAACTTCTTCGGTCAAGTCTTTGAAAACTTCCACGGTTTTAGCTGTTTGTTTTTTAGCCATTATGTTTACCTACTTTTTTGCTTTTGCTTTTGGTTTCGCTTTAGCTTTCGGCTTAGCTTCTTTTCCGTACTCTTGCATTGTAGCAGGGTCGAAATCCACTTTGTTGATTATGGCATAACCGCTTTTGGATTTCTCGTACACAATTTGCATTGTTTCGATTGCCATGATAATTGCCTCAATAAAGTGAAAGGGCGACCGAAGCCGCCCTTCACGTTTAGACTTAGCCAAGCAGAAGTGCAGTATGCTCTGGCTTGATGAGCGATAC